CGACGGTAAGTGCGAGGTTCTGCGAGGTTACATCAGCAAGACCGGGCTGTATGAAGACATGAAGGCTGCTGGCGCGACCAGCGCCCAGATCAGGGAAGCCCGCGAGAAGCTGCGCGGCATCACCAAAAAGAACTTTGTGATTCGATAAGGAGGCAGACCTATGAACGAGATCATCATTAAACACGAGGAGTACACCGTCAACACCCGGAACAAGTTCATCCTCCCGAACATGACCACGATGGAGAAACTGGCCGGGCGCGTCAACGCAACCGAGGGCGCGGTGCTGAAATTCGGAGACCACGTGCTGGTCACCGACCGCGTATGGGGCGGATTCATGGCGGGCGTCTATGAGTTCCTTGAGACGCCGGAGGAGGCCGACTGCGACGAGTGCGAATGCAGGCTGAACCTGATCGGCATGAGCACTGACACCTTCGCTGATGGCGGCCACGCGATTATGTGGGCGGCTTCCGTCTGAATTATTTTTTCTTGATTTATTACATTTTAGGTATTGACAAAGTGTAATAAATCGGCTATAATACCACCAGAAGCCAACGAGAACAAACCGAACGCAAAGGAGGACACCGCAATGACGATGAAGGAGCTTTTCAAGAAGATAGAGGCCTACAACGAGATCGCAAAGATCATGGGAACCGACAAGGCTCAGATTTACTTCGCAGACGTAGACCCGAAGTTCGGAACTTCCCTGGGCGGGGAGCACTTCGACGACTTCGTTACCTTCCGCAAGTACGTCAGAGGCGAATACCATAAGGAGATCGCCGATAAGATTCTCAAAGCAGACTGCTGGGACTTCGACCAGGACTTCACCTTCGAGTGGGCCGGTGGCACCGCGACATACACCGCTGAGCTCACCGCAGCTTAACCGGGCCGGGCAAACCGGCAACCACCCCGCGACCGCTGCTCCGGCAGCAGAAAGGAGGTCACCATGATGACCAACAAGTTCACCCTCTCCGCGCTCTACGAGCGCTTCCCCCTCGGCTGCGAGGTAATCAATCTCGGCAGCATTCACGCAGTAGTCTGGAACTACTGCGAGCACGCGGACGGCTCCTGCGACCTGATTCTCAGGGAGCGCAAGCCGGACGGCGAGATCACCAACTGCCAGTGGATGGCAGACCCAAACAAGTGCGAGCGCGTGCTTGAGGGCATGGTTCACCAGTTCGGCTTCGTCACCTTCGCGTGACGGGGCCGTTTTTTTCTTCTTGTATTGCATTTTATTACTTGACAAAATGCAATAAATCTGTTATTATAGGAACAACGACAGGAGAGGAGCGAATCACCATGAAGCAGACCTACACCATCCCGGAAGCCCGGCGCGAGGACATCGAGAAGCTGGTTGCTAAGTACCAGAAGAAGGCAGCGAAGTACAACGTGGCACTGACCGCCGAGTACGGCGAGCCCTACGCCCAGAAGGTGCCGGTTCGCAAGGCCGACCCTGCCACTGGCCTGATCGCCACGGTGGACACGGTGCTGGTTGAGGTCTTTGACCTGACCATCGACGGCGACGAAATCCGCAAGGACGGCTACACGGTGGTCGCCAAGATCGAGCACCTTGAGGGCGGCAACGTGGTGAACGGCTTCGGTGCGGACGTCAAGCCTGCCTGGCGCACTGCCTCCTGCAACTGCGAGCACTGCGGCACGCTCCGCGACCGGCGGCTGACCTTCATCGTTCGCCACGAGGACGGCAGCGAAAAGCAGGTCGGACGCTCCTGCCTCAAGGACTACTGCGGCATCGACCCCCACGCCATCGGCTACCGCAACGAGCTTGAGGAAATCCTGATCAGCGACGACATCGCCAGCTACGACTTCGAGCGCCGACCGGTTCAGGAAGCCTACAGCACGGTCGAGATTCTGGCGCTGGCAATCAGCACCATCAAGCGGCAAGGCTACGTCAAGAGCGGTGAGCCGAACAGCAACAAGGGCGTGATCGCCGAAGCCTGCAAGGGCTACCGCCCCACAGAGGCGGAGCTGGACGCCGCGAAGAAGCTGGCGCAGGCCATTGCCGAGATCGACGAGGATGACGCCTTCACGGCCAATCTGAACAACGTTCAGAGCCTCATCAAGAGCGAGTACTGCAAGCGCAGCCACTTCGGCTACATCGCCTACGCGCCGGTCGCCTACGAGAAGTACCTGGAGGAAATGAAGCGACGGGCCGAGCGGGAGGCGGCCAGGAACGCCGAACGCAGCGCCTCCGAATACGTCGGTCAGGTTGGAAAGCGCATCGACCTGGACATCGCAGACATGAAGCTGGTCACGAGCTGGGAAACCCAGTGGGGCATGACCTGGCTGTACAAGTTCACGGACACCGACGGCAACGTGCTGGTCTGGTTCGCCTCCAAGCCGCTTGAGCGCGTGAACGAGGACGGCGTCTACGAGGACGTGACCGAGGTGAGCCACATCCGCGCCACCGTAAAGGAACACAACGAGCGCGACGGCGTCAAGCAGACGATCATCACGCGCTGCAAGGCCGCCTGAAGGTAAGGGCTTCGCCGGTGGGCCAAATCACCGGCAGAAAGGAGGTTGAAATGAAGGGATATGCCTGGTACAATATCAGTGCTGATGGTGGAGAGACATGGACGACACAGTATCTCACTACGGATGAGGCCGAGAACGAGCGAAAAGCTGGCTATATTGTTGAGCCGGAAAGGAAAACACCATGAAGAATGACGAACAATTGTTCAAGCTGCTGTCGGAAGCAAACGAGGCAAAGGACAGACTCGCCCGCCTCGCGTCGAAGTTGGAAGAGAATGGCTATACCAGAAAAGCGAAGTCCTGCATGACACTCGTTTACCGAATTGAGGAATGGCAGAACCGAAAGTGAGGGACACCATGAGAGGCTATTTTGTCAGGAAACCGGAGAACATGAAAAACCTGGTAGACGCCATTGGCAAGGGCAAGGCCGCCTCAATAATCCCGGTAGCAGATGTAACGCTGGATGCAACGGCGTGGACGAGCCTGCTGGAAGACATGGTGTCCTACCGCGACTACATCACCCGTTTCAGCTACCTCACCGGCGCAGATGACGAGGATATGTTTTGCATCATCGTCAGTAACGACCACGACCCGCGCAAGATCGCCATCGACGCCGAGGGCTTTGATTACCCTCGCTATGCCGCACTCATAATAGAGTGACAAATCCCGGAATTTTAATGACACCAATCGCGCCGCTTTTTGGGCGTTGACACGCCGCTCTTTCATGTGCTATAGTTTATGCTGAAAATACCATATGAATTCTCTCACCCCCTTTTCCGCCGCGCCGTCTGCGCCAACAGACGGCGCATTTTTTTGTGCCATGAAGGAGACCGCCATGTACGAGGTACATAATCACGACGTCCAGTTTGAGGCCCATCCGATGAAGGGCGACCAGGCCTCGCGCTACAACGCGCTGCGTGAGAAGGCAAAGGAATTTGCCAGCCTGATCGACATGTGCTGCCCTGTCAGCCGCGAGAAATCCCTGGCGATGACCAAGCTGGAAGAATGCCTCATGTGGGCGAACAAGAGTATCGCCGTGAACGAGACCTGACTCCATCCCCGCCATGCTGCGGGGATTTTCTTTGGGAGGAATCATTGTGAGCCAGAATCCGAATATCGAAATGAGGGCCATCGACAGCATCACGCCCTATCCGAACAACCCGCGTCACAATCAGAGCGCAATCCGCGATGTCGCCACCAGCATCCGCAAGTACGGTTTCAAGCAGCCGATTGTCGTGGACAAGGAAGGTGTGATCGTAGTCGGCCATACGCGATACGAAGCCGCGAAGGAGCTGGGCCTTAAGACGGTTCCTGTTCTGGTGAGCGAGCTGTCCGACAAGGAGAACCGTGAATACCGCATCGCCGACAACAAGACGAACGAGCTGGCCTCCTGGGATTTCGAGAAGCTGGCGCAGGAGATGGCAGACCTTGACTTCGGAGACTTCGACTTCGACACCAGCTTCCTCGACGAGATCGACGAGGCGCTGAACGGCGAGGACGAAGAACTGAAATACAACGAGGCCCACAAGAACGCCGAAGACCTCTACGAGCGTTACATCTACCCGCCCTTCTCCGTGCTGGATGCCCGCAACGGCAAATGGCAATCCCGCAAGGCTACCTGGCACACCATCCTGAAATCCGGCGAAGGCCGCGAGGAAGGTTTGCTCGGCAACGGCCTGAACGCCCTTGCGAAGAATTCCACGAAGAACACCACGCTGACCGGCACGAGCATCTTTGACCCCGTGCTGGCGGAAATCCTCGTGGCATGGTTCTCGCCGAAGGACGGCAAGGTCATAGACCCGTTCGCAGGCGGCAGCGTGCGCGGCATCGTCACCGCCATGCTCGGCAGGCACTACTTCGGCAATGACCTGAGGCCGGAGCAGATCGAGGCCAACGAGGAGAACTGGAAGCTGCTGGACGGCCAGCGGAACTTCTACGGAGAGACGATGGACGCGCCGATCTGGACAGTCGGCGACAGCGCAGAGATCGACACGATCATCAAGGAGCGCAGTTTCGACATGCTGATGACATGCCCGCCCTACGCCGATCTCGAAAAGTACTCCGACGATCCGCGTGACATCTCCAATATGGACTACGCCGACTTCGTGCGTACATACCGCGAAATCATTCGGCGCTCCGTAAACATGCTCAAGCCCAACGCTTTCGCTGCCATCGTCGTCGGCGAGGTGCGCGACAAGGAAGGCAACTACCGAAACTTCGTCGGCGATACCATCAAGGCGTTTGAGGACGCCGGGCTCCACTGGTACAACAACATGGTGCTGCTCAACGCGGTGGCGACCGCAGCCCTGCGGGCCGCCCGGCAGTTCGACGGCGGCAGAAAAGTCGTCACATGCCATCAGCACGTGCTTGTGTTCATCAAAGGCGACGCCAAGAAGGCGATGTCAAATATGGAGCGCTACGAGCTGTCAGAGGAAGTCATCAACATGTTCGAAGAAAACGAAGAAAACTTCGATTAAGGACTGGACATTATGACGGTGTTCCCTTAATATAGGCTCAACACAAGAAGGAGGGACACCACAATGACGAATACCGACGAGCTGAGAATGGAAGCCGAGCAGGCGCGGGCCGAGTACCGCAAGGGCATGATCTCCCGCGAGGAAGCAAAAAAGCGAATCGACCCATTCCGCGTGGCCTTTGAAGCCAAGGCGAAGGAGCTGGCGAAGAAGTACGGCGTCCGCCCGCAGAAGTTTTCGCTGACCGCTTATCTGCGCTGATTTAGCGCAATTTCTTAACAATATTCCACGGCAGAATGACAGAATCCTGCACCAACGCAGGATTCTATTTTTCTGCAAAAATAAATTTGGCACAAGTAAACACCAAAGGAGAGCGAGCGAGGTGAGATAGATGGGGATGACGAGACCGCCGGAGCGAGACCAGGCCAAGGACATGTGGCTCGCGGCAGACGGTAAGAAGTCCGTCAACGAAATCGCCCAGCAGCTCAACCAGAAGGCCAGCACCGTTCGTGGATGGAAGTCCAAGGACGACTGGGACGGAGCGCTTGAAGAAAAGCAGAAGGCCTCCGGCAAGCGCAAGGTGCGCAAGCCATCCTCACAAGCCCGGAAGGGCAACTCGAACGCGAAAGGGCACGGAGCGCCGAAGGGCAACAAGAACGGCCTCGGCGCTGGCGCACCGAAGAACAACAAGAACGGCCTGAAACATGGAGCCTTTGAACGCTTCGCCTACGCCTACATGGACGACGAGGAAAAGGAAGTCGCCAAGGAAACCAGCATCGACACCATTGAGCAGGAGCTTTTGAACACGCTGGCCTTCCTCAAGGCCCGCGAGCTTCGCCTGATGAAGCGCCGGGCTGAGATCATCGCTACCGGCGAGAAGCAGAAGGGACAAGTCCTCTCCTCCGTGTCGAAGCTCAAGAGCGAGAAGCGCATGGGCCTGTGGCACGGCAGCATTGAGAGTGGCTACACCAAGCAAGAGGGCACGGGCATGTATGACGGCGAGTGGCTGGACGAAACCACCACCAATACTACCTCCGTAGAGGACGCCCTGAACCGGCTGGAAGCCGAGCTGTCGAAGGTACAGGGCCAGAAGGTGAAAATCCTTGCGCAGCTCGATGCCATGAAGGTCAACCGGGAGCGGCTTGAGATCGAGCGCATCCGGGCGCAAGGCGAGAGCGAGCAATCGAAGTTGGCAAACGACTGGGTGGAAGCTCTGCTCGCCCTCTATGCCGAAGACCCGCAGGATGGCGGTGACGCCGAATGACCGAAGCGGCCCGGCGCGCTGCCTTTACCGACCTGATTCGCAAATACATCCACGACCCTGTCTCGTTTGCGAGGGATATCTGCAAATTCAATCCAGACGTGAACCAGGCCGCCGTGATGATGGATGTGGCAAACGCTACCCGCGTGACGGTGCGCTCCGGCCAGGGCGTCGGCAAGACGGCCCTTGAGGCTGTCATCGCCCTTTGGTTCATGACAACCCGACCATTTGCCCGCGTGGTCGCCACCGCCCCGACGCGCCAGCAGCTTCACGACGTTCTGTGGTCGGAGATTGAAAAGTGGCGAAGCAAGTCTCCGCTGCTGTCCACCATTCTCAAATGGACGAAGACCTATGTCTATATGGTCGGATTTGAAAAGCGGTGGTTTGCCGTTGCTCGCACTGCCACCAAGCCCGAAAATATGCAGGGCTTCCACGAAGACAACATGTTGTTCATCGTGGACGAGGCTTCCGGCGTCGCGGAGCCGATCATGGAGGCCATACTCGGCACCCTGTCCGGGCCTGGAAATAAGCTGCTGATGTGCGGCAACCCCACCCAAACCAGCGGCACCTTCTACGACAGCCACACCGCCGACCTTGCGATGTACCGCGCCCACAAGATCAGCAGCCGCGATTGCGCACGCACCAACAAGGAAATGATCGCGGCGATGGAGCGCAAGTACGGCAGAGACAGCAACTTCATCCGAGTGCGTGTGGATGGCGAGTTCCCGCTGCAGGACGACGACGTGTTCCTTCCGATGTCGGCGCTCGACCGCTCCATCCATTCAGACTGGACACTGACGAAGCCTGTAAAGATCGACATCTCCTGCGACGTCGCCCGCTTTGGCGACGACAAGACTGTCATTGCCTACAAGGTCAATGAAAAGGTCACCATCTACGACAAGGTGAACGGGCGCGACCTCATGCGCACCGCCGACAAGATCGTGGAGCTCGGCATAGAGCTGATTCGAAAGTACAAGTACAAAGGCTCTATCATCATCCGCATCGACGATTCCGGCGTCGGCGGCGGCGTTACCGACCGCCTGCGGCAGATCAAAGAGCGCAGCCCGAGCCGGTTCAGTTGGATGGTTATCAAGCCGATCATGTTCGGCCAGCGCATCCGACATATCTATTACCATGACACGACAACCTATATGTACGCCTGCATGAAGGAAATGATTGCGAGCGTAGACGAGAAAGGCCAGCCAAAACCCGTGGAGCTTGTGCTTCCGGACGACGCTGACCTTTTTGCGCAGCTTTCGTCCAGACGATATGAGATGACGGAGGCCAGCAAGATCAAGATTGAAAGCAAGGACGACTTCAAGAAACGCATCGGCTCATCCCCCGACGAAGCCGACTGTGTGATTATGCTGTGCCTGCCCGTGACTTATAAACGCAAGCACGCAGATCAGTGAGGAGTGAAACCGCATGAGCGAGGAAATCAGAAAGCACGCGCCGAACGTCGGCGTCAGAGTGGTCTACGGCGCTGCGACAGTCCCGAGCTCTGTAAAGCCGATCAAGAAGGCCGAGACCCCGACCAACATCGACCCGGACGAGCAGGTCACCGCCGGTGACTGGCTGGAACATCCATATAACTTCGACGGCCTTGAGGTACTGGTAGAGCATTCCACTATCCTGCCTCAGTGCATCACCGCCTATAAAAACAACGTCTGCGGATTCGGCATCTCGATTGACTATCTCGACGAGTACAAGCAGTGGG